GAATCAGAGTATTGGGGGCTAAAGCTTCAGTCTCTTACAAGATGTATGGTAGATCCTCAAAGAGAGACAAACAGGCGTCTTTCTCAGATGACCGATCTCATCGACTCTCAAATCAATTCTGGATGGATTGCAGATGAAGACTCCGTAATTAATCCACGCTCACTATTTCAGACATCCCAAGGAAAAGTAATCTGGCGTTCCCAAGATGCAAAGCCGGGAGCTCTTGAAAAGATTCCTCCCGCGCAAATTCCTCCCTCCATGTTTCAGCTCGCCGATGTGTTTTCGAAAGGGATGAGCGAGATTCTTGGGGTCAATGATGCGGCCTTCGGAGTGCCTGATTCAGGCAACGAGTCAGGAATTATGATGATGCTCCGTCAAGGCGCTGCAATCACCAACCTGCAAGGGGTATTCGATAATCTGCGCTACGCTCAAAAGCATCTATCGACCAAAGTCCTCAAGCTGATTCAGACTTGGACCCCCGAGAAGGTAGAGAGAATCCTCGGTCGACCCCCTTCCGAGCAATTCTATTCCAAAGACTTCATCAAATATGACATCTCGGTGCAAGAGGGCGTTCTCACAGATACTCAACGACAAATGCACTTCCGTCAACTAGTTGACCTTAAACAACTTGGCGCTCCTGTGACAGGTGAGATGCTTGCAAAAGCTGCCCCGCTTCAAGGGAAAGCTTCCTATATCCAACAGCTAGCCGAAATGGAGCAGCAACAAGCCCAACAAGCTCAGCAAGCCCAAGCAGTCCAACAGGAGCTCGTAGAAGGACAAATGCAAATGCAGAAAGCCTCGGCTGTAGAGAAGATGGCTGGTGCTAAAGAAAGATTCACTCGCGCTTTTGCAAATGTTGGGCTTTCTGACGAGCGCGCAGCACGTGCAGTTGATGATAGAGCCTCAGCAGCCCTCGACAGAGCTAAGGCAATGAAAGAGTTGCAATCTCTTGATGATGACACACTTATAAAATATTTACAGTTAGTGAAAATGATGGAAGCTAACAATGAGATGGATGAAGAACGTATCAAATCAGATGATTTAGCGGTTGCTTCTCGAGGTCAAGAACTAGGTGACGAAAAATTTATGAGCGAGAAGATTCAGAGTGTCCTCCCTTCTGAAGCTCAATAAGCTTGGTGAAAGCCAAAACCTCGATAGCAAAGGCTGTCGAAACATCCAACCACAACCAAGAGGTGCCAAATGGCTAAACAAGGTTATGCAGATCGAATGGATGAAAGTCTTGGAATGAGACGCGGAAAAGAGAGTGGGAAATCACAATCCTACAAATCTCGTCGTGACGAATCCATGGGTGCATTCAAAGGTGGATACAAAGGAGCAAAAGGCTTCGATATCCCCGATGGTCGTCAATCAGGAGAAGTTAGATACGTTCCTACAGATTCAGAGCAAATGGATCTCGGACGAATCAAACCCTATTCATGTGGAAGCAGGGGTTACCCTTCAGAAGCATGGAACTACCAGTGGTAGAAACTAATGGTCCAAGAAACGGGTGAAACCCGCGACGCAATTATTGAAGACGATAACAAGCAGATACAAGCCATTCTCGAAGCGAATAAACACCGCCGTGAGAAGTATTGGATTGTAGTAGCTGCTAAACCGTCTCGTAGTAATGTCGACGGAATGCCGACTTTGGTAAAACACATTAAGCCCTACAGTGTTCGCCCAGCGTCTTTAGTTGGGATGATAATTGGAGCAGTAGACCCCCTTAAAGAAACTCTTGAATGGGAAGTCAACATGCCTCAAGCCCCTTTCGACGTTGATCGATTGCCAGGGATTAAAAGTAGTCACAAGGAGAACGTAGTCGTAGAAACTACCAGTATCCCAGGTGCTTACGTAACACAATAGTGCCGCCGACTTACGGGCGAATTAGGAGATCTACACCATGAGTGCAGAACTAGACAACTCGGGCGAAGAAATGCAGGCCGCCGCTGCTCCAGAAACTGATGAAATGACTCAAGAATCTGTGCAAGAAAGGAGCGTCCCGCTTCCAGCTTTGGAATCAGAAAGAGCGAAGAGGCAGCAACTGGAGGAAGAGAACCGAATGATGAAGGAGCACTTTGCCCTTCTTCAAGCTCAGCAAAAGTCAATCCCTTCACAACGTCAAGAAGACGATTACGACGGGATGGATGATTCCGATGTTATGACTGTAGGTGAGTTTAAAAAGCTCTCTTCCAAGATAACGAATCAATTCAATATGACTGTTGAAGAGCTGAAGATGACACAAAAGCACCCCGACTATCAAGAGGTGATCTCTCAGTATTTACCAGAAGTTATAAACAACAACCCGAGTTTGAAATCTTCTCTTCAAAAGAGTCAGGACTATGAACTTGCATACTATTTAGCTAAGAACTCTGATGGCTACAAGTCTCAGAACAAACGAGTAAAGCGCAATGCAGATGCCGATCGCATCATTAAGAATAGCGAGTCAACAGGCTCTCTTTCTAGCATGGGCGCCTCTACTCCGGTTGGACAAGCTAAAAAGTATAAAGATCTTAGTGATGCCGATTTTAGTAAGTTGATGCATAAGAACTTGGGATACTAATTAGGAAAAAACAATGAGTAGTTCAATCACTACAGTTGCTGTTTTGCCTCCTGCGGTACGTGAATACTATGATCGACTTTTGTTGATGACTGCATACCCTTCGCTAGTCTATACAAAGTTCGCTCAGAAGCGTGTTCTCCCTGAAAAAATGGGCGACACTATCGTATTTCGTAGATATGCAAGACTTTCTACTGTTCCAATTCCACTTGTTGATGGTATCACTCCTCCGGGAACACCACTATCAGCAACGGATATCAAAGCTAGGGTATCGTTCTACGGTAACTTTGTCACAGTGACAAACCAAGTAGAGCTTACCGTTGAAGACAGGGTTCTAAATGAATCTTCACGTCTTCTAGCTCAAAACATGGCTCAAACCATGGATGAAGTAACACGCGATGTTCTCGCCTCTACAAGCTCTGTTCTGCAGTGCTCTAACGGTGTGAACGGTGGAACTCCAACTGAAATTACTAAAGCTGATATCGACGCAGCTACAAGAACTCTTCTTGGCAATGATGCTGACATGATTTCTGAAGTAGTAGTCGGATCAGATCAGTTTGGCACAACACCAATTCGTCCTGCATTCTGGGGTTATATGGACACCGGACTTCTCGATGATTTGGAAGGTGTTGCTAACTTTGTGTCTTCTTCTCAATATCCAGGCAACCAACAGGTTGTTCTAGATTCCGAGTGGGGCGCAACAGGCAACGTCCGTTGGCTTTACACTTCAGTTGGCTCAGTGTCTTCTGCTGCTACACCTGTTTACAACAACATGATTGTTGGTAAAGAGGCTTATGCTGTGGTTAACCTGAGATCGGAAACTGGTGAGTTCTATGTGAAACCACTAGGTTCTGCTGGAGCGAGTGATCCTCTAAACCAAAGAGGAAGTGTGGGGTGGCAGCACCCGTTCGTAGCAAGAATACTGAATGATTCATTTATGTTGAATCTTATGTCCACCCATTCTTAGTGGTACACAATTAAGAATGAAAAAGGTATAGTTATCTCACTTAGGAGGTAACTATGAAAAAATGTAGCCAATGTGGTGAAGAAAAAGAGGATACTCAATTTTACAAAGACAAACGACTGCTAGATGGCCTTCGTTCAAATTGTAAAGTGTGTCAAAACAAAAAAAGGAATGATTGGAGAAAAAGGAATCCAGAAAGCGTTAAAAAATCTCTAAAGAAGTTTTATGAAAATCATAAAGAACTTTGGAAAATCAGAGAGAGTAATTTCTCTGAAGATCAGAGAGAAAAAAAACGTAAGCACAGTAGTGAATACTACTATGCCAACAAGGATGAATTACTCCAAAAACGACGAGGGAAATATAAAAATATTCCGAAAGAGAAACGTGTTGCATATAGCCAAAAATATTATGATGCTAATAAAGAGAAAATTTGCGATCGAAATCGCATTGCTTTTCAATCTCTTTCACCAGAGCAAAAAAAAGCTAAGGTGGAGAAAACTAAATTATGGCGTCAAAATAATAAGGCGAAAATGCAAGCTTGGTCCGCTGTGGGTAATGCAATTATTCGCGGTGACATCGAGAAGCCTTCTCAATGCTCTAAATGTAAGAGTCAAGAGAAGCTTCACGGACATCATGAGGATTATGAAAAACAACTCGACGTTATTTGGCTCTGTCACTCCTGTCACATGGGTTTGCATGCACATGAGAAACGAACAAAATGAATTAAATTTAGTAAACCAAAGGAGACTTTAAAATGAGTCAAATGAAAACGGTTTCTTGGACAAACGCCAACCCGGCAGTCGCAAGAAATCAGTCAGTAGGATTCTCTGTTGCTCGCGTTCAAACAATTGACGTGACATCAGGTGGATCTTGGATGTGGGCATACGGTATGCCTAATGGTTACTACATCGCTCTATCGAGTGGAACAGTAACTACATCAAACGGATGGACCCCTCTATCCCAATCAGGACTTTTTGGAGCCCCGATTACAGCCCTATCGGAAGCAGCAGATGCAGTCGTTACATGTAGCAATCTTGATCAATTCTCGTTTGCAGTTGGCGACAGCGTCAAAGTAACGGAAGTTGCGGATGATCTAACCGGAACAACACTAAACGGTACATATACCGTGAAATCAGTGTCAGCAACGGCGATCACAATGGATGAAGACACATCAAGTGGATACGCTACATATGTAAGCGGAGGATTTCTTTCACAAATTTCCGATACTAATGGTGTTCCTTATCCAACAGTAAACGTAGCAATTGAAGGTGGAACTCTAGGAACTGGAATCGTAGGTGGTAACTCATCTGCAATGGTTGCAGTTTTTGAAGGTCAAAACCCAGTTGTATAACCAATTCTCTCGCCTCTTTCGGGAGGCGCGAGTTTATTTAAGGACAAAAATATGAGCGCAGTAATAGAACAAGACACCTCCCTCGACAAGTTGAAGAGTCTTCCTATCGTTGGTGAACAACCAGAGAATGATAAAGAAGAAGATTTTCTAAGAGAAGTATGCGAATATGAATTCGTCAATCTTGAGGAACCTGGTTTGTCCCACAAATTTTCATATGGAAATTCAAAGATTTCTCATCGATTTTCCCTTTTCCATGGTGGAAAATATAAGCTACCTAGATTTATCGCTAGACACCTTGAATCGTGTGCAACCCCTATATGGGATTGGAGACCAGATGGACAAGGTGGAATGCAGAAAAAATCTATGGGGAATAAGCAAAGATTTCAGTTACGCCAAACTTTCGCGAGGTAATGGCTAATGGCTACATGGACACTCTCAAACATCCAGACGAAGATTAGACAAGTAACAGGTCGGTTTTCTCCTGCGGAGATTAGCAATCAGGAGTTAACTCAAAGGATAAATCAGTACTATACACTGACGTTCCCCGCTGAGGTTAAGCTGGAGCAGAAACATGTGTACTACGAGTTCACGACTAGCGCTAATCAAGCTTACTATGCGCAGCCCGAGACTACCTTTACCAATTTTGAACCTCCCGCAACCTGCAATAATCTGTCGATGCTTTGGTATCAAAATCCCGCTGTCTATTTTGAGAACAACCCATTACAGTACACTTTCCTAACTCCCTGGACCGGTGATGGCGCAACTAGTAATTTCACAACCACTGTTACTGGATTCCCCATTTATCCAGGGACACTCACTATTAGTGATGGAGTGGAGCTCTTCGAAGACACCTCAACAACATGGACTACCTCTGATGTTAATATCACTGGAAGTTTGGGAGGGACTTTGGTACTTAACTATGAGAGTGGAAGTGTAAATGTGACCTTCAATAGTGCGCCAGCGGATGGGCAATTGATTAATCTCAATTATGTTATTTTCGCTGCCGATAGGCCACAAGCTATCTTGATGTATGACAATCAGTTTCAGCTCTTCCCTGTTCCCGATCAGGCATACAAGATTAAGATGGGAGCCTATTCGGTAGTGAGCGAGTTAGTGAATGCAACTGACACGCCAGATCTAAATGAGTGGGGACCCTGCATAGCGTATGGGACATCTCGGCAAATAATGGCAGATTATGGTGAGATGGATGGGTACGCAGAAGTATCCCAGTTATATAAAGAACAAGTTCGGTATATTCTGACCAGGACTTTACAAAATTTACTCAATATAAGGGCAATGCCCAACTTTTAAGGTGAAACATGGCATGGGATAACAGTTTACCAATTGA